TGGAGCAGAGTACGGGTCTTGCATAGTGCGCGACAACTCTTGCTGATATTGAGGGCGCTGCGAACCGAAGGGGTCCATACGAGCTTGCTGTTGGTTAACAATGTTCTGAACAGAGGAAGCCTTCTTCTTATTCTGCATACCCTCTAGAACAGCACCCAGCCCAGTTAGAAGCCCCTTACCACCTTGACCTTGACTACCACTAAAGAGTTGAGATAGGAAGTTAGAAGTACCAGAACCTAAACCCTGAGTATTATCATATAGACGTTGTTGCGGAGAGTTAAAAGTAGAACCAAGCTGTTGGTCTATATTGCCCCAGTTTGTGCCATTTTGTTGCCAACCTTCCATGGGGGAGTTAGAGATATTGGATTGCCAAGACATGTCAGGTTGATCTGAAACTTGATACTTAGATCCATAATTATCATAACCAGACAAATCCACAGAATTTGAATGATCACTAATATCATATTGTTGGTTTGGTACATTCCACTGTTGTTCATCCGGTCCGGCAGAACCAAATAGATCACTTGCACCCCATTCTTCATCCATATTAAACCTCGTACTTTCCTGAAATTATAATTGTGTTACCAGTAGCAGTCCAGCCAGCGGGGTAGCACCTATCGTTAGTTGCATCTAAATAGCCATTGCCTACTGATAGGCGCGTAGTTGCATTTACAGTGGCAACAGCATCATCTTGACTTGCTACTACTGGTAGATCACAGTAAGTAGTTCCAGCAACAGCAGCAGTAGTCGCTGTACCAGTACAAACTATCTTAACAGTGTAGAATATAGTACGTCCAATCCGCGAGTACCTACCAGAGTAAGTAGCACCACCTGTACCATTAACAACAGTGAGGCTGGTAAAGGTAGGAGTCCAAGTTCCTTGAGTAGATCCACCTAAAGCTGCTTGTTCCGCTGCTGATAGATGGTACTTCTCTCCTGAAGCTCCTCCTTGTATTCCCTGCAGATTATTATGCTCACGTAGAGCGATGTCAGTAATGTTACTGCCGGCAAAGTTAATAATATACCAAGGAACTGAGCCAGACGTAGAAACATAATTACGCAACTGACGATACCACTCAAGCCAAGTAAAAGAACCCGGTTTATCATTGATCGGAGGCGGTGGTAGTGTTGCCATTAAGAAGTTCCTTCAGTATAAACGCACTCAAGAGATTCCAATCGAAGTGGGTGGTTAGCAGTATGTTTAATCCTAAAGGCTCTACGTCTAAAAGAACCTAGACGATGGAATGCAGGAAAGTCATCCGTCATTGTAATGGTTTTTTCATTAGACCATGTTTGATAATCATCATCCGTCCATTGTAAGGTTATCTGATTACCACTAGCATACCTATCACCAACGATCTTAACAGAAGACAAGAACTTTCTGTAGTAAGTATCCATATCATACTTGTTAGTAACTAACTCAAGATTGATCTGATTACCATTGTCATTGTTTGTATCCGGATTTAATTTATACAAGATACCATCACTAGAACCTAGAAGATACGCTGAACCTGTAGAGTTATCAGCCATGTGGTCACAGTTAAAGGTTGTATGTGATCCAGCGCTATTTGTAGACCACTCATGCCATAACTTTTCATCTGAGTCATATACTAATGTTCTACCCTGAGACTTAAGATTAACAAAATAAAACAAGTGTCCTTTAGTACGAAGACCAAAACCAGAGACTTGGTTCATGTCAGTTTCAGCATCTAGAATACGTTCAATATATTCGTCTGATACTTTCTTTGGTTGGAAACCATCTACAAGCCATGCTGCTCTACCACCACTATCAGACTGTGAGAGATAGAAGATATACTTCTCATTGCCAATCACGGCATGTGGAGCGCAAGTACCCATCTGAATAGTAGTAGAGTCATTACGACTTAGTGGCGATCCGGAAGCGTTTGCTGCATCATAGAAGAACTCTATTGAGTTACCACCAAGAACACATACTTGATTGTTCTGTCTAGAGATTGCTTTTACAGGATCAGGGAACATCTCAGCAGACAGGAAGTTGTTTGATGACCAGCGTTGAGGATTGTCTAGATCACATGTATAAACATCACTCCCTTTTGCTAACACAATATAACCATCAATAAAGGTAGCAGATGGGATGTGTGGGGATGGAAAGGAGTTTAATGTCACAGTACCACTAGCACCAGAGCCACCTCCTAGAGGGAAAGCAACAGTTGGTGCTGAAGTATATCCAGTACCATAATTAGAGATTGTGATATACGCTACAGTGGTTCCTGTTACTGTGTAGGTAGCTGCTGCCCCTGAACCACCACCACCTGAAAAGGAAGCAGCATAGGTTCCCGGAGTATAACCAGTACCGCCGTTATCCAATGTAACATTGTAAATAGAAGTAGAGGTTATCTGTGTAACAGTACCAGTAGTATCCACTATCCAACCAGCAGTACCATCGCAGATAAAGATGTAGTCACCTAGAGTAGATGAGTTAGCTTGAACAATGCTAACCTTACCAGTAGATGCTGTTAGAGTAGCTTTACTAGTTGGAGTAACACCATCTTCCCAGAGAGTGTTACCAACAACAACATAAAACTTGCCATTAAAATAAACAGCACATCGTCCTTCACCAGTACCAAAGTCTTTATAAAGATCTAGACCCGGACGTTTGTTCAAGAAGATCTTTGTGTTCTCTAGTTGTTCTACCTTACGAGTTTCAGGAAAGATATTAACAAACCGTTGATCCTTAGTAGCAGCAGATCCGCGATTGGAATAAGCACCCATAAGGGGAACACGTGTTACTTTAGGTTTTCCTATTTGTTGTGCTTGTGCCATGTCATTTCTTCTTCATAAAGAGTTTTGCTAGTTTAACTGCATCAGTAGCTGTACCACTTGCTTGCCGTTTCTGTTCAGGTGTAGCATTGGTTGGAGTAAACATACCAGCAAGTCCACCAGCAGCACCTGAAGACAATGCAGATTCAAACATAGACTTGGGTTGTGCTAGTCCAGATACAGCCCCTTTAGCTGCACCCGATAGGAATCCAGATAACGCAGGATTCAGTCCAGAGGTTGCTGAGCTTACACCAGACCCAGCAGCACCACCAGCAGCACCCAATGCCGCAGCTTTAAATATATCTGCTAAATCCCCACCACTTGCGAATGAGTTTATTGCACCACCAGCAGCACTATTAGCAGCAGCATTTGCTAGATTACCATAGCCAGTATTAAATCCACCAGACATGCCTAGATACGCGCCTGCTGCATTACCCACAGCACCCCTACCATTACCCATACTAGCCTCATCAATCGCACTCAAGGCACTACCCCAACCGGGGAAGAAACCGTTGATAATCATTGGTGCTATCTTAGAGAAGTATGGTTGCTGTTGATCACGTTCTGCAGAACCCGTAGTCCATTCCTGAACCTTGTTATGCATCGGATCTAGTTTATCTAGAATTGGATCTAGGATATTAAAGATACCACCAAGGAAACCTTGCTTCTGTGTCTGTGAGTTTTGACCTACATTGCGGTTATAGTAATCTTGATTATACCAACCGGGATTTTCAGCAGCTTTGTCTGGGGCTATTGTATAAGTACCATTACCACCACCAATAGCATTCTTCTGTAACCATGTAGGATCTACAGACTGTCTACCCATACCAACATTGCCCATATCCCAGTTATGTGTAGTTGTGATTTTTTTATTAAAAAGACCGCCACTCTTACTGGTGTTTGTGCTTTGTTGGTTCCACTGATCCTTTATTGGATCTACCCCTGTTGGACTGTTATACCCAAGAATCTTACCATCATATACAATAGGTTTAGATCCATATAGAGTATTTAACCCAGAAATCAAGTCAGCTTTTTTATTACCACCAAGAGCGTGTGGTGAAGAGAAGTCGCCGGTAACACCACCATAGTTTAGTTGCTGTCCTAATGTTTCCCAATCACGGGTTGCATTACCAGTAGCATAACCACCTTGTCCATAATCTTTCAGAGTATCAGCAAGAGATTTGTAACCAGTTCCCAGTGCTTTACCACCACTCATAATAGAGTATTGGCCTTTGCCAAGATCAACGTCATCAGCGTCCATAGTACCCCAAGACGCTTTACTTATATCATATGGACTGTAGTAAAAATCCTGACCACCAAGTTTTGTGGTAGAACCACCAAGAGCACCTAGCAAGGATTGATCTGTTCCAGCAGTTAGCTCTCTGCGACCAGCACCCCAGAACTCTGAGGGCTGTTGCGCTTGTTGAATCTCCTGCTGGTTGTTCATTGAGAATGAGCCGGGATCTTGTGTCCCTTGGCGCATCATCTCATTCTTTACTCGCTGGCTACCAACCTTTTGTCGATTGATCGCATCAGCTACTTGGGCTTGATCTAGAACATTAGTTACCATGATCTACGATCCACACCAAAGTAAAGACTCCCTTCTTCCAGACCAAAGTTTAGAGCATCTTGTTTAATGATGGTCATCTCTTGCCACAGCAACTTGCGATCAGTCATAGCAACACCATACTCAGGAGCAAGGCGCGTAGCTAATCCATACATCACAGCATCAAACCATTCTTGAGGAAAGTCTGGTGTATCTGTGCTAATATCAAAATCATCAAAAGGACGTTGATAATAAATAGTAACAACGTTGTTTGTAGCGTCTGCTGTTGCTGGTACAGGAAAGACTGAGAGTATTCCATAATCCAATTGTGGATTATAGTAACACTGAATTGGATTGCCTGCACTTGTTTTATTACCTAACATGTTGTATTCCTGTTTTGTGAGTAATCGCATAGGAATATCAATATTAGAAGTATTACTGTGGTTATATGCTTGCTGCACTTTCAGTGGTTTTGGAATGTTCACAGCTTTTCCAAGACCAATCTCATAATCCTTAGTTCCAGCTACTAATGGAACATTGTATGATTTTAAAGCCCACAGAGGCATTCCATCAGCTTGCCAAGCTTTCACAAGACTGTTAAGAGCAAACGCGCCATCTGCGATCTGTGCTGCTGAAGGAGTCTCACCTTGAGCAAGAACACCGATTAAGCGCAATGCTCGTTTAATAATATCATCTCTTGTTACAGAGAAATCGGTGCTACCTGAACTCATAATAGTTACCTTTTAAATATTGTATATAAAGCCGCACAAGCTACTGCAATACCAGAGATCCATTTAACTGCACCAACTAACCATGCCGTAGCCTCCCATGCAGATACTAATCCAGAAACATCTTTAGATAGTTTATCAATCTTATCTTCTAAACCTTTAATGTTTGTTTCTATCTCTAGCAAGCGGCGCTCCTCATAAAGTTGATGCTCAATTAAACCCTGATCAGGTTGTCTTCGGTTATCCATAAATCATCCTAAAAGTTCATTAAATGCAGGAGTAGTTCTATCCGCTTGAGCACAATCCGCTGTGCCTACATTAGCAATTCCTTGTACAGTATATGAAGTACAATACTGAAAAATAAATGTTGGTATAGGTCTTTGGAATGGAACTGAAATCTTATCCTGTTTAGCTCGAACAAAGTCTTGAGGATGACGAACTTCATAGCAAGGTTTGCAAACTATAAATCCAGTCCACTCTTGATTAACTTCGCTTGCCTTTACTTTTGCCCCACAACGATCACACGTAACATTCCAAGATCCGCTGTCAAAGTGGTTTTTCATTAGATTTCTCCAAATACTTAATAGCAGCTCTCAAATAGTCCACACTATCTTCTAGATTACCCAATGCTAAATTACAACTAGCACAAAGTAATCCACGAACTTTGCCTGTAGTATGACAGTGATCCACATTTAAAGGTCTAGTACAACCACCCTTACCTAAAAGTTTCTCTGGCCTACCACAAATAGAGCAAACACCATCTTGAGATTCAAGCATACTAAGATATTCTGAGTAGGTTATCCCATATTTATTTTCGAGTTCTTTCTCACGCCGCACTTGTTTTCTTTTTGCATCAGTACGTTTTCTAATCTCTTTTATAATATCAGGATTTCTACTACGATAGGCTTTTGTTTGCTCATTACGTGCTTTTTTAAGATCATCTGCAGTCATGTGTATCTTAGCAACCATAACCATCCCACCTGTGATGAGCTTCATGTGCCTTTAGCTTCTTTGAGCATACATCACAGGTTACGTTGAACTCACCAGAGATGAAATAGTTTTTACTCATTACCCAATCTCTTTCCAGTTAATTGCAGCAGCGATTGTAGCACCCACAGTTGCAGTACCAGTTAATGGGCCAGCGGCTAGGCACAATACACTTGGGCCTGTGATAGCCGGAGTTGCTGGATTAGCAACATACCCAATCACATTAGCATTGTCGTTCATCGTCTTAAGGTCGAATGTATAAGTACCAACTACGTTAGGGATAATTGCATTCCAGATCGCAGAGCCAGTCACAGCAGTAGCCGCAGTTGCAGCCTGATCTACTGTAGTGAGGGAGCCTCCCGGAATACTTCCGAAGGTTGCTCCTGTATTTGGAGTAGGTAGCATCAAGAGAGCTACTTGCAGACTTGTGGCTCCAGTAGAAGCTACAGCCACAATCACCGAAACTGAGGTTGGTATAATCTTAGTACGTTTCGTCAGATCGTTGGTTGTGACAGCACGTAGGCTAAGAACAGGATATAAACCAGCAGCAGTACCACCAACTTTTCCTGTAGCACCTGAGTTACCGCCGAAGTATTTCCAACCACGGAAGTCGCCAACATCGCCCTCTTGAAGCACACAGACGTTAATCAGCGTTAGCTTACCCGCTTGTGCAGTAATGCCTGTGTTAAATACTTCAGCACGAACCGGAAGAGAGCCAGTACGACTCCAAGACTGGGTTAGCGCATTAACGCTTACCATCTCATGACACCAGACAACACCCTCTGGGCCAGTCTCAAAACCAAAGCGGATAGTTCCAACACCTAGCCATTGGTACTCAACAACTAGATGCTGTGCTTTAGTCCAGTCTAACGTGATACCAGAAGCACCAGTGCCATCTAATTTATCCTTATTCCAGTTAGAACGAAGAACACGTTCCTCAGCACCACCAGCACCAGTAGTCATGTAGCGACGGACAAAACTTAATGCCGTACCATCCGCTTCTAAATAAAAACCATCACCGGCAGTAGAGAAAGAACTTTGATCCGTGAATGAGCCGACGCGCATACGGACATTGGTAACTAGCTCGTTAAAGTTGAACGTAAAGCGCAACAAGGTGCTAATACCCGGAGCGTACTTGACATGGTTATAAGACTGAATCCAGTAACCAGAACCGTTCGTCAAAAGAGAGCTAAGGTCTTGTCCATACAAGTTAGCTGTAAGAGCTACTGTGCCAGAAGCGACAGCAGTGCTTTCCCAGATAGTTGTAGCACCAGAAGTTAGTTGTGGGCCAAAGGTGAATTCAAAAGCAATCCGTGGTTCAGAAACACGTACTCGATTGAAGCTATCAACAGTAAAATCATCCTTATTAAAACTAACTGTTAAGGCATTCTTCACTGCTACATACAGTGCTTTGAGAGTTGGATCAACTGTTGCAAGATCAGCACTTACGCCTGATTGTAGTTGTGCCATATTGTTATCCTATAATATAATTAAAAGTTCTAGTACCTGTAACTGGTCCCGGAATAGCTGTGGCATACACAGTAGCAGAACCGACTC